AGGTTATCTTGGAATACTAGAAGCAGCGCAGACGGCAATAAAATCATTAAGTTTTTAGAGGACCGAAATGGTACTGAAGCCTTTGATTGGTACCCTCCGGATACTTTAATAGATAGTGAAATTACTAGTAAAATTGTGAATAGTCTTAAAGACACAAACCAAACTTTTACTAAACGGTACTTAGGAGCTACTGTTACGGCAGATGGGGGAACAACCGCTACAATTACATCAATTAATACTGCGGGGGATACTTTATCTTTAAGTAGTGACTTATTTACAGTTACTGCTGCAGGGAGCTTTTTAACAGATGTTAGGTATAAAATTATAGCAATAAATGGTACTGATTTTACTGCTATTGGCGCAGAGGATAATAACATTGGTACTAATTTTACAGCTACAGGAAACGGTGCTAGTAATGGTACGGGTACTGCTGTGAGAATAGGATATACAATTAAGCCGACTAAAAAATATAAATGTGAAGCATGGACTGCCGCAACTCCCTTTTTAGGGATTAAAACTGTAACTGCAACTTTTGTTAAAGTATTTGAACCATAATGGCTGATAAGATTATAAGTGATGTAAATGGGTTAGAACCTGGAGATTTAATAGAGTTATTCGAATTAGATATATCTACAGGAGTAGCTCCTATAATTATTAAAAAAACAATTTCAGGAGCTACTCAGGCTAACCCAATTGTTATTACTACTTCAACAGCACACGAACTTGAAAATGGGGATAAAGTATCAATTAGTAATGTAGTTGGAATGACACAATTAAATGGAAATACTTATACTGTTGCAGGAAAAACTTCTACCACATTTCAGTTATCGGGTATTAATGGAACATCGGGGTATACGGCCTATACTTCAGGGGGTAATACAACAAAAATAATCGATTTTATTTTTAGGTGGCACTCTGGGTATAATGAAAATTTACAAGAAATAGTATGGAAAGGAGATATATATTCAGCTTTTCCTATAGAGGCAGAAGGATTTGAGTGGTCTGGTAAGGGGGCTATTCCAAGGCCTACTTTAACTGTAGCTAATATTACTTCATTACTGAGTGCGATTCTGGGGGATTATCAAGATTTAGTTGGTTCGAAGGTAACTAGAAAAAGAACTTTTGCTAAGTATTTAGATGCGTATTGTTATGTGGGAGGAAATGCTAGAGGAGGAGTATGCTCGGCGGAAGCGGGAGGCTCTCCTTATAGTTTAAGTAAATCTGATTGTGAAAATACTGCTATAAATGGGGGTGCGGGAACCTGGACTGTTTATATTTCAGGGACTTGTGGGGGTATTTGGTATGCTAATGCAACTGCGGATAACACTGCGGATTTTGCAGAAGATATATGGTACGTAGATAGAAAAGCTGAAGAAACTAGAATGCATTTGAAGTTTGAATTAACAGCTGCTCATGACGTAGAAGGAATTAAGCTACCCGGAAGAACTATAATATCTAATTTGTGTCCTTGGTTATACAAAGGAACAGAATGTGGGTACGATGTAACTAAGGATAGTGGGGGAGACTGTAGTATTGGTAATTGTAGTGATGATGACTATACCTCTCCGACCGCTTGTAAGGCTGCAGGAGAAACCTGGGTAAGTACGTATACTACTCAGGCTACTTGTACTGCTGAAGCCGCAATTTGGACTCCAAATTACTTTAAAAAAGATAATATTAGTACTTCTAATGCTTTTGAAGATGTATGCTCAAAAAACTTTATAGCTTGTGAAAAAAGGTTTCCAGAAAAGAAGAAGTATCCAATGCCTTTTGGAGGGTTTCCTGGAGCTGGAATGAAACAATAAAGATAAGTATTTATGGAAGAAAAGACATTCGAGGATTTTAAAGAGCATACCCAAGAAGATTATCCTAAAGAAGCTTGTGGATTTATAATAGTGAACTCTAGAGGTAGAGAGCAGTATTATAGAGCTAAAAATATTGCTGAAAATATTGAAGAGCAATTTATTATAGACCCTATTAGTTACGCTGATGCAGAAGACCGGGGAGAAATTACAGGAATATGTCATTCTCATCCAAATGAAACTTGTATTCCTTCTGAAGCCGACAAAGTATCTTGTGAGACAACAAATAAGCCTTGGCATATTTTAAGTTGGCCTTCTAATCAGCTATATAGTTGGAAACCTGAAGGGTATGAGGCGCCTCTTGTTGGCAGGCCCTTTTCGTATGGAGTACTAGATTGTTACACATTAGTTAAAGATCTTTACAAACGAGAACTAGATATAGAATTACAGAAAATTATTCCTTTTTATCAAGATGAATGGTGGGAGAAAGGAGAAAATCTATACGTAGATAATTTTAAAGAACAGGGTTTTATCCAATTAGAGGGTGAAAATGAGTTACAAAAATATGATGCATTTTTAATAAAATTAATGTCCTCAGTATCTAACCATGCGGCAATTTATCTTGGGGGCGATATGATTATACATCATGTATATGGCAGATTATCAAATAGACAACTTTACGGAGGGTACTGGAGAAAAAATACCACTCATCATTTAAGGCACAAATCTTTATGTTAAAACAAGTTAAATTATACGGAGAATTAGCAGATAAATATGGTAAAGATTGGGCTTTAGCAGTTAATTCCCCTTCGGAAGCTGTAAGAGCTTTATGTGCAAATAATCCTGGGTTTAGGGGCTTTCTTGCTTCCTCTCAAGATAGAGGAGTAGGTTATAAAGTAATGGTTGGTAAGAGCTATATAGAAAACAACCAAGTAGATCTCTACAACCCCTCAGGTAAGCAGGAAATAAAAATTATTCCTGTTGTACTTGGTGCTAAAAGTAAGTGGATTAAGCAAATTTTTATGGGAGCGTTACTAATATGGGGAGGAGGAGTTTTAGCAAAGATGAGTGCAACTGCAGCCGCTACTGCAGCCGCTACTGGAGGTACGGCCATGTACAGTGCTTCAGCCGCAGCAACAGGCTGGCTGCAAGGAGCGATAGGAGGTGCTATGACAAAGATAGGTTGGAACTTGGTAATAGGGGGGGTAGGAGGATTACTTGCCCCTACTCCTGAAGAGGAGGTAGACAGCTACTTGTTTGATGGAGCAGTAAATACTACACGACAAGGAGTGCCCGTTCCTATTTGTTATGGGCAATTAATGGTGGGTGGAGCTGTAATAAGTTCTGGAGTAGATTCAGATACCTGGGAAACCTAAAAAGGACAATAAATGAGTCAATTATATTCTAAAGCCGTAGGTAAAACCGTAGACTTAATTTCTGAAGGGGAAATAGGGGGTCTGCTTGTTGGTGCAAAGTCTATATATTTAGATGGTACTCCTTTACAGGATGCTAATGGAACCGATAATTTTGAAGGCGTAACCTTTAATGATGATAGTAAGGGTACTAATACTCAATCGTATCTACCAGGATACCCTGGAGTCGAATCTACTGTATCTGTAAACTTAAGAGTGAAGAAGGGAGCTCCTGGTGCCATTCAAAAAACCATTACGGATAGTACTTTAGATGCTATTAGAGTAACTGTATTTTTTCCAGTACTATCTAAACAGGATGATGATAAGCTAAAAGGTACCTCTGTTGCTTTTAAAATATATTTACAAAAAGATGGGGGTTCCTTTGGCACTACTGAGGGACTTGATATGTTTTCAAATACCATTTCTGGAAAGGCTACTCAAAAAGTTGAAAAAGCCTATCCAATACGGATACCGTCTGCATGGAAGACTGCGGGTTTTACTTCTATTGCTGTAAAAGTAGAAAGAACAACTAATGATTCAACAAGTGATAAAGTAAGTGATGTTTTGTACTGGGGTTCTTACACTAAAATTATTGATAACAAATTAAGGTATCCGAACAGTGCTTTAGTAGGTATGACGTTTAATGCTGAGCAATTCAGTTCTATACCTACTAGAGGGTATGAAATAAAAGGGATAAAAGTAAAAGTTCCTAGTAATTATACCCCTTATGACCCAGGCTATTGCTCTATTGGAGGTTACAGGCGAAAAGATACTTGCGAGGGAGGCACAGGTACTTGGACGTCGGCAACAGCAGAAGGAGATACTTTGTATAACGGTTCATGGGACGGTACATTTGTTACTAAATGGACTTGTAATCCAGCTTGGATACTTTACGATATATGCACAAAAGAAAGATATGGATTAGGAAAGTGGTTAGAGGCTGCTCAATTAGATAAAT